GTAAGGTTTGACGACGCACCCGCCGCTGTTACTACTGCTGGGACTGCTTGCCCAAGCACTTTATATGCACTTGCCATTTATTTTCCTTTGCTTGGTTAAGCGCCCATTGTTAGGAACGCGATACTGGTTACATCACTTGCTGCTGCTATTTGACCTGTTACGCCATGAACATCCGCTGTGGCATCAAAATGAGCCTGCATATCTGTCATGTCTTGTGCTGAGATTACGTGGCGCACAACTGCGCCAGTACGGTGAGCCTGTGGGGTTGTGCTGTTGTAGCCACGAGTTACTGTGAAAGTAGTTGCTGCCGTCTTGGCAGTCACCAGAACTAATTCTTCTGATGCTGCGTTATAGTCAAGGGCAAGAACGAATGGGTAGTTAGTTGGGTAACCAACTGCTGCACTGAGGATGATGCTAGTAACGGATGAGTTGATATTTCCGTTGATAGTTGTATCTTGCGCTGTGGCGCTGTAATAACGTTGTGGCATTGGCTATCCTCAGGAAGTGTAGTGGGTACGAGGTGGGTACTGCTCTTGCAGGCGACGTACTTCAATGAGAAGACGTTGCTGGTACATCTGCTGTAATAGTCTGCCAATGTTGGCTGCTGAGCCGATTGGGTCATTGGCCTGCTGAGCATCTGCTTCTGCAGTTGCTGCAGGTACACGGCCCATATCTAGGTACATCGCTGTACGGTAGGCGGCACCAAGGACAATTACTTCACGGGCTGAGTCTGGAAGACCAGTCATGGTGAAATCGTCAGTGTCGTACTGAAGGACTGTTGGCTTCTTGGTATAGGTAATCATCAACGGACGGCCAGGGATGATGCCTTCACGGATTGAGATTGTCTTACCACTGCCCCAATAAGTTGGGTTAGCCATACGGTCTACACGGTAGTGGCGGATTGGTAGCCATTCACGTGATGGTCCAATGGTCTGCCATGAGGCACCGAGTACGTCAATGGCTTCCTGTGGAAGCACATAGGTTGTACGGGCTGCTTGCCAGGTAAAGGTTGTGTAGAAGGTACCAAACAAATCTGGGTAGACAGCATCAATGGCTAGGTTAATGTTTCGGCGGATAACACTTCGCGGAAAGGAAGGCGCGATTGTTACACGTACTCCAGCAGCGTGCGTCTGGGCAGTGGTGTCTCGAAACCCTCGGCCATATGCAGGGATGGTTGCCGTATTTGTAGTACGGTCAAATGAGTCCACCCAGATTAGTTCGTCATCAATCTCCACTAGGCCACGGGTTAGAACAGTTCCGTCTGCCACTGTGAAGGATAAGTCTGATGATGTCATTGGTGCTGTGAGATAAGTAGCCTGGTCCTGACGGTTGGTATAACCAGTCAGTGCTAAGTTAGTCTCATTGATAACGTCAATAAATGTAGTCACGATGCAATCCTTCTTGCTGCCTCATTCTCGCCAAGACCGAAAGTGCCAGCGAGGGCATTGAAGGCACCAGGAGTATCGTAATAAAAATTCTTTCCACCATTGCGGAAAGCATAAATCTGATTTAAGGCATCAATTCCACGGCTATATCTTTTACCCGTCACATTGAAAGCCCAGATATTTGCGGCACCATTAAAGTCGTATTGAGGAATATCGCCAATAAGCGTACCCGCCAAACGATTCAAATGGTAAACTGCAGTCCTGCCATCTGTTAATGCCATGTCAGACCCTTTCTAAAATTGTTAGTTACTTAGTTCCGCCGACGCCTTCATATGAACCGTACTGGTCCTTTGTTGGCTTGCCAGTTAGTTTGTCACTTGCCTTGCCAATCATTGTTGAATTACAACCACATTCTTTGCACATGTTATTTACCCTTCTTTGCTGGTAGGACTTTCTTAAGATTTGGATTAGCCTTCTTTGCTGCTGGGCTTGCCTTGCGAGTTGATGATGCAAGGATTGCTCCTGCTGATTCCATTGAAACGCCTGACTTCTTGGCGATTGACTTCTGCGCTGCGGCGAAGCCCATGCCTTTCTTTGCTGCTGCCATGTTACTTACCCTTTTTCTTTTTGGCTGCACGCATGTTGTCAACCAAATTTGGGTATGGTCGGCCTGCTGCGGTAGCGCTTGCTTTGGCTGATTTCTTTTGAGATGAAGTCAGGGGAGTTGACTTCTTCTTAGGACTTGGTGTGTCCCAAACTTCTTTCTTCATTTCTTGCCTTTGTTTCTTTGAGAGATAGCCGCTGCCTTTTTCTTAGCATCGGCTTTAGATGATGCGCCCCATGCATTAAGCGATAGGAGCAAACGTGTTGGCTCACCATTAGGCTTCTTCTCAGGTCCTGGCATATTGCCCATACGGGCTAGGAAAGATGCTCGGCGTGGGTTATCGCCTGACTTAACAGGTGCCTTGATGTCTTGGCCCTTGGCCTTGAGTGAGGCCCTACCCTTGGCGTTTAATCCGCCCTTTGGGTTCTTGCCTTCTTTTTTCTGCCAAGCCTCAGACATTACTTACTCTTTTTAATCTTTGCTACGAGAGCCTTATCCATCTTCATGTCTGCCTTAGCAGATGGCTTCTTCTTGTCCATTGCAGCATCGCCCTTCTTGAAGGCTGCTTTCTGCTTTGGGCTTAATCCTTTTGTTACTTTAGCATCTTGCTTCTTGTCTGCTTTTTCGCTATGCATTGCCATTAGATATCCCCTGTCGCTTTTAAGCCTTCGGCTGAAGACTTAATTATTTTGTCTGCTGCTGGCATGACGTCAGCGTTATACGCTGCGCCAAGTGTGTCGCTTGCTTTCTTCGCTGCAACAATTTGTCTCATTGTTGTTCCTGCTGGTTGTATGCCTTCTGCTCTAGCGTCACGGTAGGCTTTCAATTCGCCGTCCCATCGCTTAGCGCTCATGCCTTCTGCACGCCCTGCGTCACCTGTATTGATTTGCAGGTTAGATGCTTGCAGACATTCAATATAGGACTCGTGGTTTTTCTCTTTACAGCCAGTCCTGCAGTTATCGCCTAATGGCATTTTTTACTTCCTTATAAAAGTTGAGGTTACGAACAATGCGTTCTTGCTCTGGCCCGTTAGCCTTAGCGGCTTCTGCTGTAAACGTTATCGCTTCGTCAATATGCTTAAGATTGTAAGCGGCGATGCCACCCAAGTCATAAGCCTTCCACTCCCAGACTGCTGCTTCGTAGCAGTAGTGGTTGGAGCGAGGACGTTCCAAAGCGTTAAGAGATGCATCTAGACAGCGTTGCCATTCTTTTTTTCTATAAGCGTCCATTGCTACACCGAACCATGGCTCGCCTTGTGAGGGAAGTATTTCTGCGCCTTTGTTATACCAGGTACGAGCGTCTTCTTCGTTACCTAGTTGGTGTGCTGCCTCTCCTGCCCATCGGCAGACTGCTGCACTTTCCACATCCCAGCCACCATGTTCTATCTTCTTGGTAGCAGCATCCACGACATCTTGCCATCTGTTGTAGAAGAAGTACTCTCTACACATATAGGTCCACATGCGTGCATCTGTTGGAAACTCTTTTGTAGCCATCTCAAGCAGTTCAAGGTATTGACCGCGAGACTTGCTGTTGTCTGGCAGATGCTCAATGACTGCGTTTCTTACATCGCAATCAATTGGGCTGTGACTGCCATAGAAAATATTTACTTCGTGGCATGGGTACTTCCATGTCCAGTTCCAGCGGGAATGAAGTCTGTCTCGTTCCCATCGGTTGGCATCTGTCTTCATGGTAATCCAACCAAGGTCTGAGTTGGGCTTCCACTTCCTGCGTACCTTCTTAAAGAAGTCAGGCTCTGGTACTTCATCTAAGTCCAAGATGAGACAGACATCTGCATCCTCTGGCACTAAGGCCAGGGCTGCATTGCGTGCCATATCAAACCTAAATGGCTTAACGTGGATTTGGTGGACTGTTACTCCCAGCGCTTTAAGCGCTTCTTGTGTTCCATCTGTGCTACCAGTATCAGCAACGACAACATAGTCAGCCCCACTGCAAGCCTTCGCAAAGCGTTCCGCATGAAGTATCTCATTCTTTGATATTGCGTAGACAGCAATCTTCATGGTATAAGCGTATCACATACCGCCGAGCATAAGGATGTCATAGAGGTTAGCGGCACCCGTGGCACCAGTACTGCCTGTCGAGCCAGTAGGACCTGTAGGTCCAGGGACTGTGCTTGCAGCACCAGTATTACCAGTTGCTCCCGTATTACCAGTAGCACCAGTAGCGCCTGTATTACCGTTGACGCCAATAGTTCCATTAGTACCTGTTGGTCCAATAGGACCAGTCTGGCCAGTGTTACCAGTATTACCCGTGTTGCCAGTATTACCTGTAGCGCCAGTGTTACCTGTTAATCCAGTAGGGCCTGTAGGGCCTGTTGTACCTGTGTTTCCGATAGCACCTGTCGGACCAGTAATTCCTTGGGCGCCTGTATTTCCTGTGGCGCCTGTGTTGCCAGCGACACCCGTTGCTCCAGTTGGTCCAGTAGGACCAGTGTTGCCAATAGCGCCAGTGGCACCGATAGCACCAGTATTACCAATAGCACCTGTAGCACCTATTGCCCCCGTATTTCCGATTGCACCCGTAGGTCCAGTATTGCCTTGCGAACCAGTTACGCCTTGCGCTCCTGTATTACCAACGGCACCTGTATTACCTTGAGAACCCGTATTGCCAACCGCACCAGTTGGGCCTGTTATGCCTGTAGCACCAGTGTTACCCACTGCACCCGTTGGGCCTGTTGAACCTGTAACTCCAATGGCCCCTGTAGGGCCTGTGTTACCCTGTGAGCCTGTAACTCCCTGTGCCCCAGTATTGCCTACAGCACCTGTATTTCCGACGGCTCCTGTGGCTCCTATGGCTCCCGTGGGTCCTGTTGTACCAGTGATGCCTTGGGCTCCTGTTGGGCCTGTGTTGCCTTGTGAGCCAGTGTTTCCTACTGCGCCAGTCGGTCCAGTGCTACCAGTTACTCCATTTGCCCCTGTGGGTCCAGTAGACCCTGTGCTTCCAGTAATACCTGCTGAGCCAGTAGCACCTTGGGGTCCTGTCGCTCCAGTGACACCCGCTGAGCCTGTGTTACCTTGGCTTCCAGTAGGTCCAGTTTGGCCAGTGCTACCTGTAGCACCCGCTGAACCGCTTGCTCCAGTTGCACCAGCAGAGCCTGTGGCTCCTGTACTTCCTGCTGAACCTGTTGCTCCAGTTGTTCCTGCTCCGCCTGTAGTTCCATTGGCTCCAGTTGCACCTGTGTTACCTACCGTTCCTGCATAGCCCTGTGGGCCTTGTGGGCCGATGGGTCCTAATTCTACAATATCAAGTTGTGTAGTGGCAATGTCGTAGACATTGGTAACAACTGGAATCTCGACAATCGAGATTGTGTCTGGCGTAGTTGTCATTGAGTGATGCTCGCCTTCACAATGAAAGCGCCTTCAAGAATTTTATAGACTGTGCCATCTGTGGTGTTAGTTAAATTCAAGTCATAGTTATACGCACCAGCAGTCAACGCTGCGGTACCTGCTGCAGAAATATGGAGGTTGATACGGCCATATGCTGAGTCAATTGTGATGCCACCTGTGGCAGTTGAGAGTGTGATGATAGGGGCAGTATCGCTTGCATAGCGCACCTGCATATCAGCAGTGTATCCACTGAGGATGACTGGGACTCCGCCAATCTTCCAAACTGGCTTCAGGTCAAAAGTTGTACCTTTATAAACAGTTAAGTTGTAACGTCCTGGATTCACTGTTCCCCCTTAAACTGTTTTGATGTATGCGCCGTAGCCAGCGTTAATTAAAATTGTTCGTTCTACGTCTGTTATTGGGGAGACGTGCCCACCAAGGTAGGCGTAATCCGCCTCAGCCACTTGGTCTACACCTGGTGTTCTAACCGCACTTACGACGGTTCCATTAACAAGGATGGTGTCTGCTCTGGCAATACGGTAACGCCACATAAGGCGGCCAAATCCTGCTGGGCCTTCTTCGACTGTAGGTGGTGTAAATGTATAAGCCATGTCTCTCCTTGTTAGGGTTAGCCCCCGCCGAAGCGGGGGACTAACAATTACTTAACTAATTAAGCAGTGTGGATTGAAGAAGTTGACTCAATACGAATCAAGGATGCGTCACGGTAACGTGCGAATCCAAGTACGCCGTACCATCCGATTGGACGGAAACGCATCAACTTATCAACAACTGGTCCGAAGACGACATGTGGCTCTTCGGCAACTGCTTCTGCAAGTGCCTGCTTACCAGCGACGAGTGTACGGAATACACGTACGCCACCTGTAGCGTTGACATATGAAGTTGTACCGAATGTACCTGATGCAGTTCCTGCACCTGTACCGTCAGCGAAGTTAGCCATACGTGGTGACTCTACGAACATTGCGCCTTCGTAGGTTCCGATTGTGCCTGGCCAGAACTCAGAAGCACCTGTCTCTGAGTACTTGTGGTCATCACGCCATCCGCCTGCGCCTGTTTCGGCACGGAGGTCATGTGATACTTCTGGGTGGATACCAACGTAGTAGTACTCGCCCTGACGTGGGACAGCCTTGTTTGCGCGGAGTTTTGCAACTGCGAAACGGATGTCACGTGACTTTAGAACGTCAGTTGAAAGAACTGACTTCTGTGTTGTTCCGTTGGTGTATGAACCTGCATAGGTTGATACTAGGGAACCGTTAACTTCTGCGATTACGTTTGGTCCACCTGTGAGGGTCTGGAGTGCAACGGTATCGAGTGAGTCAGCCATGTTGAACGCGATGATGTCAGCAATTGCTGGGTCAACATCTGAAAGTGAGAACAACTCCAACTTACGTGTAGCAAGTGAAGCGTTACCGTATTCATTAAGCGTAACTGTGATTGGTGTTGTGTTACCAAGCGCTACTGCATCTGGGTCAGTTGTCTCAGAGAGTGGGCTTGTTACTGCTGCGAGGTCTGTGTAAATCTGGAAGACTACAGAGGAACCTGGCATTGCTTGCTGTACTGGACGCTTGTCTGCGATATCGCGGACCATAGGTACAGCACGAAGGGCGAACTCTACATAACGGTCATAGGCGGTCTGTACGAGTGAGGTACCGAGCGAGCCAGACGATGTATCTGTATATGCGTTTGCCATTGTGTCACCTTCTTTCTATTAAGGTTAGTGCGGATGGTTGTATTTAGTTATTAACCGCGAAAACGGCCTGTTATGTTCCCAGTCATTGCATCAAGGTCTGCTTTAGTAAGCGAGTTTGAATTTAACTTAGATGCCAAGTCAGCATCTCTAGTTGGTGTGGTTGCGTTCTGGGTTGTAGCGTTGATTCGTTGGTACGAATTAACATTGGCTTTCGTTTCATCGTCGGCTTCTGCAGATTCTGCAGGCTTAGCGAAACCGAATACATCGGCATTCTCTGATAGCCAAGCATCTACCTGCTCGGGTGTTGACACGTCGCTAGGAATAAACTTAGCAACCTTGTCTGGTACACCCTTTGATGCCAATACGTCTTTGACTGAGCGTGAGCGGAGGTCAGACTGGATAGCAGCCAATTGTTCTGCTAAGTCTTTCTTTTCCTTCTCGGCGCGCTTCAATGCCTTGCGAAGATTCGCAGGACCATTTGTATCTTGTGTATCTTCGATTTCATCGAAGTCGTCTTCATCATATTGGTTTGCCATGTGGCACTCCCTTTTCGTTAGTTGTGACGCAGGCCGCAAATTTTCCCAGGGGAAGGAAGTTTGGCTCCCACTACCAGTCTTTAAGTACGCACCACGATGCTGGTCAATCGTGGCGGATTCTGTTTAGGAAAGGCCTGCTTCGGTTCCCATTAGGGAACCTTTGCCTGCTCCTGATGAGCCAGAGAACTGGCTTACTTCTTGCATCTTAAGTCGGTTAAGTTCTTCCGTGGCTGAAGCGGCCCCTGTGGTGCCAAAGGTTGCTGCCTGTAGTTGCTGCCCAATCTGGCCTGCTGGGCCATAAGCATCATAGCGAGTGGCAAGTTCTTGCATACCCTGTTGCGATTGGGCAATGCTCTGGAATCCTTGATTTGCCTGGGCCTGTGTCACGCCAAGGTTGCTAAGTTGCTGGGCATAGGACTGGTCAATGTTTGCCCCGTAGCGTGCTGCTTCAGCGCCAATCTGAGCAGTTGAAATCTGCTTTTCAATAATTGGTGTTGCAACCTTAGGGTCAAGCACATGAGCAATCATGTCACCTTGAGTCAATCCGTAGTACTGCTGAAGTTGCTGAGCAACAGCAGGGTCTGTATTTTCTACAACCTGTTTGGCTGTATTGATACGACTGTTCAACTCAGTAGGGCTAATGTCATTGGTAATCAATTTTGTAAAGATATCTTTGTTTGTAGCAAAGTCATTGCTTAAACCATAAGAACCCATGATTTGTGCATACTGGCGCTCATTATCCAAGTAGGCACCTGGAGAAAGTACTGGCAATCCAGCGGCTAGACGCGCAGCATTTGCTGGAAAGCGCTGCTGGAAAGCAATGGCTATGGGGTTTGTTCCCTTTGGGTCCTGAGCCATCAACTGAATAGTGTCAGAGTTGTAACCTTGTTGGACAAGGTTTGTTACTGCTCCAGCAATATCTCCGCCTAAGCCATAATCGTTGAATGTTGACGTAAGGAATGAGATTGCGTTCTGTTGATTTTGAGCCTTTGATGCCGCAGCCATCGCAGCACTTTGCTGAAGTGCAGCCAGTGTGGCATCTGCTGTTGCTTGAGTTGCTTTTGCTGCTGCATCCGCTGCCGCTGTTGCTGCAGCATCTGCTGCCGCTTTTGCTGCCAATGTTTTTGCTGTGCCTTCAGATGGTGACTTGAGTTCAGTTGTTCCATCGCTATAAACAATAGTGATTGAACCATCTGCGTTCTGAATAGCGTTACTTACAGTTTTACCACTGCTACTGCCTGCAACTGGTGGCTTCTTTGTGCCAATCCAGCCTCGCTCATCATCCCATGAATAGTTCATGTTTTCATCGCCAGGTTGTGGTGGTTGCACCCAAGTACCTTGGCTGTTATTCCATACCCAGGCTGCGCCTGGTGCATCATAACGAGCACCACCAGCACCGTCAGCCATTACCATGTTTTTGTTATTATCTATGATAGCCATTAGGACATCAACCCCCATTGACGAAGAAGGCTTGCTCCAGTTGAAGAAAGACTATCCATCGCATCTTTGCTCTGCGCCCAACGTGGGTCTTGTCGCACTAACTTTTCAAACTGCCACATTGATAATCCGCTTGGGCTTGTTGGGTCTGTACCCTGCAAACCTTGCTTAAGAAGATTATCGTTAAGGGTAATTCCTGCTGGGTCAACACCAAGGATGTTTGCATATGTCTGGATATATGGGGAAGCAATTTGCTTCATAGTTAGACCAGCGTTGATTTGATTAGACCATGCTGGGAATGCTCCTGCAGCCTGAGATTTAATCTGGTCAGTCCAGTATTGTTCTGTTGTAGAACCTTCCGCTACAGATGTTGCAGCCTGAGTAAGCCAGTCCTGATTATATCCACTTCCGTAATTATCATTTGCTGCAGCAAGATTTGACTTAGTGCTTGACGCAAGGCCACCTTGAATAGTTGTGACATATGCATTGCCAGTTGAATCAGTACCACGGAAAAGTTCTAAAGTTGCAGGAGATGATGTAGTAAGCCCCAAGTCATAGGCCTTACGGGCAATTGCTTCTAGAGAAGCATCGCTTACTTTTAATCCTTTGGCAATCGCTTCTTGGCGTAGGGCTGGAAGCCACTCATTCTTGATGGTATTTTCATAAACGCCAGGCTGGTTAATCTTCGTTGTTTCATTGGCAAAGACCGTTGCGCTGGTAGTCTTATAAAAGTTTGTTGAGTAAAGGGTGTTAATCGCTTCTGCATATTTACCCTGAAGGTATAAGTCACGAACCGTTGCTAATTCTGGGTGTGCCTTAACCATTGCTTCTGTAATTGAAACAAGCATTGGGTCTGCTGTGGTTTGTGCTGCAGCCTTAGCGGCTGCGGCTGCTGCGGCAGCGGCTGCTGCATCTGCAGCATCCTTAGCGGCTTTATCTGCTGCAGCCTTATCGGCTGCTGCTTTTTGTTCTGCTAATTTACGTTCTACTTGCGTATCTGTTGTACTAGCCATTTGCTAACCCCGCTGTCGCTTGTGTGCCACCACGCATGGCAGTATCTAGCCAGGTTGCAAAACTGAGGTTTTGCTGTCGCTGGCGTTCTGGCTGGTACTGTGAAGATGTAAGAAGTTGCTGAGAAGCAATCTGCTCTGGTGTTAGGTCTGGGCTTGATACTGTTGTTGCGCCGCTAGGTCCATATGTTGTTTGATTTGTGCTACCAGGCTGCTTGTTAGCAGCGGTGATAATTGCGTTGACTTCATCTGAAGTCGCTAAGCGGCCAACCAACTTTACATAAGTATTATTGATTGCTGCTGTCGTCGCTTCTGGCGTATAATTCTCTTTAGTTGTATTCGTATAAATTGTAGGCTTGTTGCCCATTTGGTCTTGAAGAACCTGCCATGGGGTTTTGAGTTGACCAGCAGCATATGCCTGCGATGAGGCTGCAACTAATTGTCCCCATGCTGTTTTAGCCTGCGATGGGCGCATGCCTTGCTCAACAGCAAATGAACGCACTTGAGCCTGCTCATCTGCAGTTAAGTTGAGCCACATCTGGTTGGCTTGAGTGGTGAGAACCTTTTTGCCGTCAATATAAGCATACGACTTAACAGCCTTTGGCTTAGTGCTGCCGCTAATTCCTGAAAGATTTATAGTAAATCCTGGAGCGCCGCCTATTGAGGTAGCCCCAGTGCTAGCGCCACCAACAGATGGTGCGCCTGCTGCTGGCACAAATGGTGTATCTCCCATTACATTGTTCCCTTCAGACTATCGTTTACAAAATATCTGTCAATGATTTCCTGCAACTGTGGGTTCCACAATCCAGCAGTATCATTTTGTAAGTAAGAAATCCACGCTTGCTTTAATGCAGTTGTTGCTTTGGCCGCCTTGACTTCTGGGCTATTCAATGCAGCAACTACTTTATTGCGGTAACTAATAAACGTCTTTGCCTGTTGCCAAAAATCATTAGAACCATTTTTAGTCATGAAATTTTGGTTACTGATAATGTCCTGCAAGCCCTTAGCCATAGTGTATGAGTTATCGCCATTGGCTGACTTCTGGTACTCATCCCACCATTCTGGGCTGTACTTTGCCAACTGAGTCAAGTGGGCATCCCACTGAGCCTTAACCTCAGGATAGTCTGCAACTCGGGCCTTGGGATTGTTTGTTGCCTTACGAAGCGCATCAAGCAACTTTTGCTTATCATCACGATATGCATTCCATGAACGGTTAATGGTGAGGTTTGTTTCATACTTTTCTGGTGATAGGGCAGGTCCATTAAGAACAGTTCCACCAGGAAGTTTTGTGCTTGGGTTAGCAAGGAACTTCTGCACCTGTGGGTCTGGGTCCCCTGTAATATCGGCAGTAAGAAGCCCGACAGCCTTTGGGTCAAGTTGTTCTAGTTGCTTAGCAAGGCCAGAGTTATTCTGCCAAATACGAGCGTAGCCTTCGACTGTTTGAGATATGTAGGCTGACTTGGTGCTACCACGATAGAGGTAGCGGTCTGCTGGAAATGCGCTGCCAAGAACTTGGTGCATTTCTGCTTGAGCCTTATTGGCATCTCCATTAAACTTTTTGAGGAGCAATGTTCCATAGTCTTGGAACAACTGTCCTGGCTTGTCTTGCTTAGGGGCAATACCAAATGGTGATGCAAAGCGCCACAAAGCACGCTGACCAAACCAGTCTTTAGTTTCCTGCATGACTGACTGCATAGTTGGCTTAGGGCCAAGGTTCATTTCATATTGCGTCATCTGGTAATCGTTAACCATGCGGTGTACTTGAAGGAAGTCTGCACTAGAATCCTTGCCCATGAAGTACTTCTTAGCATCGCTAAGCCAAGTCGGAACAAAGTTCGAGCCTACGTTAGAATCAACGCCCATCGGGAATAAACTGTTGTAGTCCATACCAGGAACATTGCCAATTGTGCTATCAACAATCTTCTTAATAATCTGAGCATTATCTGGGCGGAATTTAGCAAACTCGCCAATAGCCATTGTAGTAAGCCATGATGGTCCAGGAAGGTTGGCTAGGAAGCCAACTGCTTTGGCGCTGAGACGAACACCCTGGCTATTGTACAAACCCATTTCTTTTGTTCCAGGAATGACAATATACGCAGCATCTTCAACATTTGCTACTGGGTTGCCGTCTTTATCTACGCCAAATGTTTTGTACATTTCATTGTAGTTGTAAAGCAACTTAGTCATACGGTCTGGATTCTGAATAGCAAGACGTCCAAAGCGATACATGGCATTTGCAGAAGCAGATGGGAATGCTGCTACTGTACGGGCTGCGTAAAGCGCACGATTCTGTCTACGGATATTATAGAAAACTTTGCTTGCTTCATCAAGAGCCTCACGGTAAGAAGCCTGGCGCAAAGCATTTGCGGATTCAGAAGTTAATGCTCCTTGTTGGTCAAGTATGTTTAACTTCTTTTCAATAATACCAAAAAATTTCTTATCGGCATATACCCAACGGTATGGATTTTCAGCAGAAGCAAGGTACTTCCAAGCGTTATTCATAACGCCCTGAATCTTCTCAGATGCTACATTTAATTTACCAAGTGTTGCTGCTGATGGGTAGTCAATATCTAATGGGTGGATTGGCGAAAGTATACTTGTCTTATCGGCAAGAAACTTTTGCAAGCCTACGGAAGTTACATCACCTTTAGTAGCATATGCGCGAGCGGCATCATCTGGCAGGTAGCGCTTAACAAAGTTAATGCGGTCATGGATGATTGATGTCATGTCTGCTGGAGACTCAAGCCCAAATTGACGCATGTAGGTTACACCTTCACGAGTCTTAGCCCAGTCAAAAATAGCCTGGTCAGATACACCATTAAGGACTTTATCTACAAGCGGGTCCCCGCGCATCTGGCGATTGACAACGTAGGCAAGTTCCTCAAAGTAGATTGGGTTGTTTACATCAACAACACCTGTTGGACCCTTACGGGCCAATAACCCTACTTTTGAACCTGTACGAAGTTCTCCCATAAAGTTGAGTTCCTGCGTGTCTTCATTCGAAAATTCACTGCGAAGTGCTTCACCAAATTTGTTTGGGTCAAACAAAGACTCAACTGTAATATTTTGTCCGCCAATAGGAATTACGCGTGGTTCATTAGAGCCATAAAAACGCTGTTTATTTGCCTCACGTTGAGCAAGGTAATCTGCCTGCTCTTTAAGAGAAGTGCCGCTCTTAGCGGCTACATTGTCAAGAACTTTCCATGCCTTTTCTACAGCCAAATTGCGCTCTGCAATATCTGGTGAAAGAGTTGTAATATTTCCAATTGCTTTCTGTAAGAGTACTTTGGCTGAATTAATTTCTGAGCCATAGTTTCCAGCAACACCAGCCTGGCTGCTGAGGAACTCAATGCGACGCTTAAGGCCAGCAACTGATGGTACACGCTCAACAACGCCATAGTTCTTAGCGGCCATATCAACCTCTGCTTCAATACGGTTGACAAGACTTTGCGCTTCTCTTAGGTTTGCCTTGATTGTTTCAGCGTGTTCTGCCTTTGCAGCAGGGGAAAGTTTGTCTGTGTTGAAAGCATCTTCGTGCTCAGCAAGAACTGTATCAAGATGGTCTGTTGCCTCAGCATAACGGTTGAATACGTTATCTAGTTCTTGGTTGATTGCCTTGAGTTTTGTTGCCCCAAGTCTATCGCCAACTTTAGTCGCACCAGTAATAATTCTGTTTTTATTATTTTTAATAAAGTTAGAGGCTGCTGTGCCAACGCTATCTTCAGCATACTTTGTACCCATTGATAAAAATGATGCAGTCAGTGGCTCAACAATGCTGTTTTTTGGTATGTACGCAGGGCGGCCAAGTACGCTCATGGAGAATAACTTGTTCATTCCTTCAAATGCGCTATGCGCTACGCCAGGTGTTGCTTCAGTGAGCACACCAAATGTTTTCTTTTGCGTAAGCATATCGCGTTCAATTTTACCCCAAGGGAGCATGGGTACAGAGTCGGCTAACTGACGCTGTGTTTGCGGGTCAACAACGATGCGGTTTCCAGAAGCATCAAAAGCAAATCCATCACGAGATAAACTATTATGTGTCTGGACCATTTTATCACGTGCTGAGTTTACGAAAGCCTGCATCTCATCTTTGTTGTAAAAACCAAGTGTACGGCCCAAATCAAAACCAAGTTGCTTATCAAGCGCATCAATAACAGCAGCCTTTGCTGATGGATTTGGGGCATCCATAAATTCCTGGATTACCTTGTTGCGGTATTCTGCTGCTGGAATTTTAGTAGGAATTACAGTTCCATTGACTTCTTCATAGCCAATGTGAATTGGTGTTTCACCACTAGAGAAAGTACGAATGTCATCAAACATAGAGTTAATCTCGTCAACACCATCCCATGGACGAGCACCAGAAAATGTAATATAACCACGAGGCTTTGATGTTCCAACAAAACGAATAAGTCTGGTTACTGGGCCCTTAAGGCCAGTACCAAGGATAGTTTCTGCTGAACCACCAATGCCGTTAAAGTCACGGGTTGTGGAAGCGGCCTTAAGTTCGTCAAGACGTGTATTAAGTTTACCAATTGTATCGCCAAAAAACTTAGGGTCAACTGGCTTATATGAGTTACCAAGCATCTTCATGTCTCCGCCAGGAGTCATAAAGGCATCATAAATTTCTTTGTGTGCTGGACTTTCAGCGATTGCTGAATCAAATGCAGCCCTCGTACGAGCAAGTGCATCGCCTTCAAATACTGGCAACTTGCCACTTGCTGCTACATTGCCAGCGATGAATGAGTTAGTATCATTGAGAGCCCACAAGTCATGTGGTGCTGTATTGCCAAGAGCCTCAATGGCTGGCATGTAACCCTTGTCAGCAAGAATAAGATTCTTTACAACTGTAGGGTTTGTTGCCTTTTGGATGAGAGAAGGAAGTGCTTCATTATTAGAATAATCACGTACCTTATTAACAATAAGGTTCATGTCTTTTGTATCAGCCAATTGCTGTACATCTGAACCAAAAACTGTAGGTGTACCCATCATCTGTTTAGACTGGACATGTGTAATGTGCGAGTCTGCAAGTGCATCTAATTTAGCAAGGTCTGCCTCAGATGTTATTGAGGTGGTAAGGTTTGTCACTTTAACTGCGCTACCGATGGCGCTTTTTGCAAGGCCAGTTACTCCACCAAGGGCTACATTGCTAAGGACAAAATCTCCAGTACCAGTAAACCATTTACCTACTGGGTTGTCAACAAAGTTCTTTTTGATATCTTTGTCATCCCAAAGGTTTACCTTTTGGAGATTGATGCCACCTTCTTTAAGAAGACGGTCAGATAGTTGACCAAATACTGAATCCTGAAAAATGCTTGTCTGCGTAATAGCCTGAAAAGGTGATACTTTCGCAGAGCGGTCATACGCTTTCTTAATATCAGAAAGACCAATATCACTAATATTCTTATCAGCAAGTAATCCAAGTGTAGAAATTGGACGTGTTACTGCTGAAGAAATTACATCTCCTACTGGCTTTGCAGCAGCAAGGAGTAAATCTGAAGAACTTCCCTGGCCAATTGGCTTTATTCCAGCCTTGGCAATAGCCTGCTGTGCTTGACCCTGTAAAGCCTGTACCGTTTGAGGTGCTTGAGTACCAGCAACTTGCTGTGCGCCAATATTAGAACCAGCAGATGCAACTCCGCCAACGAATGGTGAGACAATGCCTTTAATATCATCAAGAATATTTGACCAAAGTGACATTACTTAGCCCCACCTTTCTTCATAATATTAGAAAATAAATTACCGTCACCACCTGCAGGGTCTGTATCGGTAAGCGCACGAATAAATGAATCTCTATCATCTGTTGATTGCCAAGGAACCATGGCAAGAGGAATTGCTACTCCTGCATTTTCATAACCCAGGCTATTAGCAAACTTATCAATGTTGTCAAAGATTGTGCCTTCTTGCCACTGAGTCATCGTGCCTGCTTAGATAAGTAATTAACAAACTTTCTGTATGAGTCGGGAACACCAGGGATGTTTGTTGCAGCCTGAAGGTCTGGCAAGTAACGCGATACTAAAGCGCTAACTTCTTGCTGACGCTGGTCAGTTGGCTTGGGAAGGATGAGTGCTTCTGGTCCTGCACCTGGCCCCGAAGGAGAGCCGTTAGTTACAGGCTCATTTGGGAACTGAGATGGGACATCAAGGGGAATTGCTTGTGGACTTTGACCCATCTGTGGCATTGCGGATTGCTGCCCACTTTGTGAGGCAGCCTGTGCTACTTGTGATGGTGTCATCCCTTTTGCTCCTGGAGTCTTGGCTAGTGCTGCTTGACGTTGTAAGTTTACAAAATCTTCAGCGCCAGGTTCTCCTGCTGCATAACGGATTGCTTGCTTTGATGCTGGTCCGCCATCGGTTCGTGTGCTCATAGCACCTGGGAGAGATGGTGTTGTGCCTGGTTTAGCAGGTGTAGCCATAACTATTCTCCTTCTTGTAGTGTCTCAATGGTTCGGGCGGCATACTCGTGGAAGGTTTGTGACTCTTCTACGAAATTTGCGTGCGTCTGCAGCATTTCGCTGGCTGCGTTCAAAGCCTGTGCGATATCAACTGCTATGTCCGACGCTAGACTTGCAAACAAGGCAAAGACGTCAAACTTGGTTACCCGCGTTGGCTCCTTGCCCTGTTCGCTGTCATTCATATATTTACTTCATTGGCTTTCCAGCAGTGGTGCCGACGCCCTTTGTACCTGCAGGCTGCTTTGTATAAAGAATGCTTGACATTCCTGTGCCTTCTGGTCCACGCTTTGGCTGAATCTTTGTCTTCTGTACTGTCTCTGCTGATGCACGGTGTCCGCCCTGATTTGCAGGCTTTGGAACACTACTTGTTAGTGATGTTTTCATTGTTGCCATTTTATTCTCCTATAGGGATTAGTTTAGAATCCAAGTGCGCTTAGATTGGATTCCTTCTGACGGTTGCCGCAGACATCTGCGCGGCGCCAGAAGATGATAGTCCTGCAAGTAATGTCTGCAGTGCTGGTCGGCCACCTGGGGCCTGACCTTCTTGTCCTGGAGCAACACCTTGCATACGGCCTGATGCTTCTAGGCCTTGAGGTAATTGTCCTTCTTGACCAGGAACCCCAGTGGGAGCCTCGCCTGGAGCACCTTGTGCTTCTTCAGGGGCTGCACCTGCTGGGGATTCTGGAGGAGGCGTAGGGGCAAAGGCTTCAGCGATTGTATCTTCAATCGGCTTACCTTCTTGGCGCCCGTTAATAATTGTCGCCATTGCTTTAAGAATCTGAGATGGGTCCTGACCCTGTGCAACCATTGCTGGTAGCGCTTGTGCATAGCCTGAAACTGCCTGGATAAGAGCGTCGCGTAGTTGTTCTACTTCGACTTTCTCTTCTTCCATAGTAACGTTCATTTCCCATGGCATCTGACGACGTAAGAAGTCACGTGAGATTAACTTATCGCCACGTGCTTGTAGTCCAAAGACAAGAGCACGGTTTGGGTCAAGTCCAGCCATGAGGCCGTACTGAACATCGCACCAATGGTCCCCAGCAATATCCTTGCTAGGTGTGTATGTGATTTCGTAAGGAGCACCAGCATTTACGCCACGTACTTCCTTGGTTACATCACCAAATAGTTTTTCATCTGTGAGGAACATAAGACGCATTACGTGTCTAAATGCCTCAGCAAATACTGCCTGTGCTGTCTTGACCTGTGTATCAAATCCACCCATGAGGGCTTCTACGCCACGGCCAGTAACGATAGAACCTGACTGCTGACCTAAGCGGCCCTGAGGATAACGTGAACCAACACGCAATTCCTGGTCAAGTAATGCTGACTCTTGGAAGATTCCGCTAGGAATGTTAAGGTCAACACGACGAATCTTTTCTGGCTGTGCAGAGCGGATAGTTGCGTCTGGGCCAATCTCAAGTACGTTAACATCTGCAGGTAGTGCAAATGGAGCCTGTACTGACTTTTGTGCTGCTTCTAACTGGAGAGTTGCAAAGCGTGAGCGTGCAACCTGAACCCACATGATGTCATCGAACTGACCACGTTGGTTCTCATCAGAGTCAATACCTGGGCGTGTAGCAATAACTACTGGAATCTCACCAATAAGATTCTTCGCACGGTCAAGAACTAGGTTCTTGCGCTCAGGGATAAAGAGGATTGTTTCTTCCTTGTCAACATAGCGGAAGAGTTCAAGCATACGCTCTGAGTTGCGATTCTCATATGGGCCACGGATGACTGGCTCATGCTCAGGGAAATCATTGCAAAGTTCACGGACTGTCTTTGTGTAGCGACGTGTGTAAGAGAGCAACTTGTTAAAGCGGTCATACTCTGGGTATGCACCAATTGGATTGTCAATGCGAATCATTGGGCGCTTGTTTTCAAAGTCAGGCTCAACAACAAACGCAAGCATGCCATAAGTTACATAGCGGTCAGCACCTGTGTACATCTGGGTCTGAAGGTTGCAAGAGTCGCGGTAGCCAGAGGCAATCATTGTGCGCTTATCGGCACGACGACGTGCACGGTCAGAGATTGAGTCTGTGGTATCGCAGTTAAATGCTGGAAGTGGTGCGATTACTTCTGCGACGTCGCGTGCTGCGATGTCAATGAAGTTGGCAACCATTGGCTTAGGAAACTCATCAGAGAACATTCCTGGGAATACCTGCTGGATGTTACCCTGGCGAATAGAAAGGAGGTCAGCCCAGCGAGCATCGCGTTGGTGGTAATGGTCACGCAACTTGCGGACCTTAGTCCCCAAGTCATCTATATCCATGGCCATAGAATGTGCCTCCGTTAACTGCTAGTTGTTCTTGCATCTTTGCGTACTCTTCTAGGTTTACTACTTTGCGGCGAGCGATGTCTCCGCGTGTGGCGTATTTGTTCTTAACAAAACTTCCACCGTATGCACCCATTGAGTTGATGTAATCTCTCATCTGAGTCTCAGCAAACCAGAGGGACATTGGTCCATCCTGCTTGCCTTTAGTTCCTGCTGACCACGTAATCAATTGCTCGACTAGAGCCTTGACGTGTTCGTTGTCAGTGCGTGGTAATTCCAAAAGGTTTGTACCTTTGATGTGCTTACCCTGATTGTCCAGGTTGCCGAAGAGGGCTGACATAGATGCAACACCAAACTCGGCGTCCATCTTATTGCCACCTGTGTAATGCTGAACAAGGCGGATGCCTCGTGTAGCAAGAAACTTGTTAATCTGTTCGTCTTGGGTAAGGAACAACTGGAAAGCGTTCTTCTCAATTACCCATACCTTTGGGTGGTACTTCTCAGTCCAACTGAAGATAAGGTCACGGATAGCCTGCGGTGTAGGTGCTGGCATGCGTGATGCGTCAAGCAGGTAACGCTTGCCTGTAGTCTTGTCACCAGCGAGCACGGTGGAGAATGTATCTCCCGACATGGCTGGGTCCATAGAGCAAACAACGTATTGGTCTTGCAGGTCTGGGTGGCCAGGTACGCCCTTGTTAATTGGGCCGACTTGGCGTAGACTGTTGACTGAACCTCGAACGGCTTCAGGAGCAAAGATGGCTGTTGACTCAACATCTTGCTGCTGGTAAACCATAGCCCAGGTCTTTGGGTCTAGGACACCGCGACGGCGTTTAAGGTTGTGCCCATCCCAGCGAGGGTAGAGTCCATCGGCATCTGCTTCGACCTCATCCCCATTCCAGGGACGGTCTGACTTGGGCCATAATGTCTGCCAGTCCTTGGCCTCATCGGCAAACTCTAGGACGGCTGGCATTGCGAGGTAGGTCCAGGGCGATACCCCTTCAGGGTAGCGGTCTGGGTTACGCATCTCACGGTAAAGGTCTAATGGGTCAACGCGTGTACCAACTACTAGAATCTTGCCTGTAGGGCCGACACGGGTTAAGACTTCTTGCTGAATCCAGCGAATCTGTTTCTCATACTCATTAGCATTAGCCAGGGTAACGCAGTCATCAAGAATAATAAGGTCAGCACGAGCACCGTAAATCTGACCACCAATACCAAGAGCCTGGAGGGTAGGGTCTTTTTCACCTGAGTCGCGTTCGATGTAAATAGCGTCCTGTGTCCACTTTTCGGCAGTAGCCTTAAAGCCTTCAACTGGAGCGTAACGACGCTGGAGTTCTGCGTACTGTGGTGAGGTGAGTCTTTGCTTGACGGCATAAAGGAACTCCTTGGCCATCGTGGCTGTCTTGGACACCAACTTAATTCTTACATTTGGGTCTGTGACTATCCTATAGGTCACATAGTCAATGCTGACTGTCATAGACTTGGCATGCTCAGGAGGCATGTTGCAGAGCACGTAGTTCTTAAAGCCCTGCTCAAATATCATATTAGGGTGCAGCCAGGCAGGCTGCCCTTCTTCCAAGAGAGAGATAATGTTTCTCTGGTGTGGGAAGGTCTGGCTGCTTAGGTATTTGGCTCTGAAGTCCTCAAAAGAAATATCCTTGTCTTCATCAGATACTTTGCCTGCTCGCTTCTTAATTACCCTGGCAAGGTCAATGGCTTGTTTGAACTGCGGGTCACTAGAGCGGTAGTACTCGTAAGACTTGACTGACTTGCCTACGGCGCGACATGAGTCCTCAACCGTGACGCCTTCTTCAATGAGCGCGAGAATGCGCTTCTTTGCCTCAGGGGCTGAGAGCGTGGCCCCTTCGGCCAACTTGTAGGTATTGCTCTGTGGCTTGGCCAAGCGCGTACCTCTATTTCGCTAATGGTGTTGAAAATCTGCAGATGGGTATGAATAGACCTAGCCCACTGCGAAGCATCCTTATGGGTGTAACTGGGGTAGTCACTGGGGCGCCCCCTAGGGCGCTAATGGGTAACCTTAGGTAACCTTTTGGGTCTAGAAGGTTACCGACCATCAGGAGGTAACCGACCTCGCTCGCTAGTGGCTCGCTCGGTGTAATGACAAAGGTAAGTTAATTTAACCCCTACTTATATTAAGGTGGAGGATTTTGCTTATCCTCCGCTTTTTGGTGTGTGATGTCTGTCACACTGTATATTACTGATGGGTAATGTGTTGCTGACCTGCGGTTTTGCCTAGCGCCGCCCCTATATTTATAAAAAATATTTTAGTGGATAGTAACGGTAGTGGTAGCGCGAAACTTAAAACCCTGGGGTTCGACGTGAGCGCTAGGCGCTCTCCACGATGTAAGGCACTACCCCTGCGCCGTCGAGAATAACCCGCCCGCCCGTAGGAACCCTCAACCTTTACTAGACGTTGAGCCTTCTTATATCCCTGTAGATGGGCCGAACTCATATCTAATGGGACGGGCTAGGGGCTAAAGGGCACGTTATCGAGGCTCGATGGGAGGACAGTCCATACCCGACCCGCCTCCCCCTAATCCTCGAGGCCTCCCGATAATCCGAACACCTGTTCGATTCCCCTGCCCCTGCCCCCGTCCGAACATATGTTCGACTGGCACTCTCCTGCCCTGTCTGCCAGATAATTGAACATTCAACTAATGACCAATACGCTCAGAAATGTCTGACCAGTCATCTGGTCAATATCGCTTGACGCGCCTGCCCGCATCTGATTTACTTCGGTTATCGGGGCAGAGAGCCCCGAAGCACTAGCGAAAGGCAAGAAATGAACATCAACGGCCATCACCTAGCACAGGACCTAGCCGACGTGCTCGACCTTAACGCCCTAGACAAGGCTCTCACTGTCCTCGTAGAGTGGGACATCATCGACGCGACTGTCGCGTCTGACTTCTTCACCGATATGCAGGAGGCTAACTAATGACTACCAAGGCAAAGTGCTTCGCCCTTGCCAAAGAACACGACATCGAGATTCTTGCCCATAAGGGAAGTTACGGGTGGGAATGCGACCTCTCTATCCCGTCTGGCTACACTCTCGAAGACTTCGAGGGGGCTCGAACAGGGCTAGCCTTCAGTGGCGTAGAGACCGCCAAAGAGTTCTGGCAGGCGGTCTTCGACGACCTGCAGACCTGCATCTCCTATAAACCTTGGCACAAGATAGCCGAATAGTCGAAACGCCCGTCCCGGGCGTCTGGCGGGAGTCGTCTACCGCCACTGATGAGACTGACGAACCTTGGAAGGGGTAGAAAATGAATGACAAGTGTGACAAGTGCGAGAATATGGCAAGACTGACAGTATCGGGATTCTTCTTTCACCGATACCTCTGCGCCCTCCACGCGATGGAACTCTGCGAAGAGGTCGGAGACTCTGCAGGCGTGGAGAAGTTTAAGGCTCTCCTCGAGGGCGACAGGGTGGCGTTCTAATGAGCACTCCCTCAACTGTCGGCATCTGCCTCGCCTGTGGCGAGCCTTGCCTGCTCTACGTCCTCAATCAAGAATGGTGCCTAGAGTGCCTCCTCACCGCTAAGAACATCCTCACCCGAAAGGAAGTCGCCTAATGAAGCAACTACTCGCCGTCGTAACCCTCGCCCTTATCGTGGCGGGGGGAGTATTCCTTGCCACTCATCACGCCGTGTACGGCAAGTGTCGCGTAACGCCAGACGGACGAGTCTGCACTTTAATCGGCTACGTGTCGAACAGATAGGTGCTTGACGATAGGGCAGGGACTCGTTACCCTGCTCTATAGCCTCGAACCTATCGAGGAACTACTAACAGAAAGCAGAAAAGAAATGTGCGAAGAATACAATGGATGGAGCAACCGCGAAACGTGGGCTGCTGCTCTATGGCTTAACAATGACAGCGGACTCTATGAGATATCTCAGGACTACGCTAAGAGCGCTCTAGAGGAGCACCCAGAGACAGGCGCCGTGAACTGTCTAGAGGAATCACTAGAGAATCTCTTCGATGAAGCCTTCTCAGACCTCGAAGAGATGACCCAGACAGGGCTAACAATGCTCAAAGACATTGGCTCTCTTTATCGTGTCAATTGGCGCGAGATTGCAACGACACTACTAACAGAAATTGAGGTAAACGCATAATGACTCAGAAATATTACTCAACAGACGTCACGATTAGCATTGGTGAAATTGTAGCGAACTCGAAAGAGGAAGCGGACGAACTCATCTCCCAATTCGTCGCCAAGATTATTCCACTAATGGCAGACCGAATCAGATGGGAAGAGGCAGACTGGGAAGTCGAGGAGAACGTACTCAACGAATCTAAAGGCGTCTGGGAGGTGGCACAGTGAGCCACACACACGAGCCACGGGGCACCGAGACAGTACTAGAACGCCGAGAGGAAGACGATTACACACGGGTGCAAGTCTCCTGCCCTTGTGGGGCAACTCTCACCCGTGAAACGGCACCGCAGGGAGCCCGATACAACTGGGAAGATTGGAAGGTGAGCGCATAATGGATAGAGAATGCACATTCTGTGAAGGTGGAGCAGACTTCTTATGGTTCGACGATAACGGACAGTGGTTCGTCTGCTCGGAGTGTATCAAGGAAGGCAAGACGGACGCGGAAGCGATGGAGGTCAGCGAATGAGCGAATACTCAACCTGTAAAATATGCTCAGAAGATTATCTCACTGAGGATATGATAGAAGACATCCAAGGCGCGCTCTATTGCCTAGTAGATAGCGGCGACATCTGCCCGAATTGTGGGATATATGGGCACCAATGCGAGTTTACATATAGGCACGAATGCGAGCGCGTTCCCTACTGTGGCGACTGCCTTACCCCGCTCACCGAATGCGCTCACGGGGGCACCCGATGACCTTTGGCTGCGGTGCCTATACCTGCGTGACCTGCTACCCCTTCGCCTATCGGTGCGAACACGGGAACGATTACCCAAACCCAATCCCAAACGGCGAGCAATTGCCAGAATGCGAGTGCAACGAATGAGCAACGAACGGCTGAATTACTGGCGCCTGCTGGCGCAAGAGCACGAACTAGAAGTGAAAGAGGCAACCAACGAGGGCGACATTCCCCGCGCTATTCGCGCCACTATGGCGATGACTCAGGCTCTAACTCACGCCGAAATCACTGACCGAATGGAGGGTTGTGCCGACTAGTTGCTACTCGTATGACTTCCAAGGGCAGGAATGGCTCACCGAATGCGGTAGCGGTTCCTG